AAGTATCGTTTATCACCTTCTGATTTTGTTAAAGCTACATCTTCTGTTGCAAATACTGTAGGGTCAAATATAGGTAGATTTTCTGTTGGAGGTTCATAGTTAGCCATTAATATATATTAAGAAAAGATTATAAAAATCAGTTTTCATTACAAAAAAAATAATATCTGCTTAATTATATATAATGGGTCCAAAGAGACAAAAGAAAAATAAAGAGGCTGAATTGTTGGCTGGTATGGAGGGAGGTAGAGTCGCCAACATGTATGAAAAAATACCGTCAGAATTTCTTGATAAAGTGGATAATCCTAATTTTCATTTGCATCACCTTAAATTACCATTTCGTATGTGTATTGTCGCACCGAGTGGTTCCGGCAAAACCAATTTTTTAGTTAATTTACTACATCTATTTTCAAGTGGAGATAAAGGAACATTCCAATCTATTTCCATAATTACTAAAAATGCTGATGAACCATTGTACCGATGGATTCAATCTAAATCTGACCAAATTGTTATTAAAGAGGGATTGAGTAACACTCCTGCACTTGATAAATTTGACAAAGATTATAACCATCTTGTAGTATGGGACGACCTCGTCCTTAGTAAAGATTTATCTATGGTAGAAAATTATTATATAAGAGCAAGAAAATTAAATGTATCGGTTATATTTATAAGCCAAAGTTATTTTCGTATTCCAAAAATAATTCGAAATAATTGCAGTTATATGGTTTTACTAAAACTATCAGGACAAAGAGAGGTTAATATAATATTGAGTGAATTTGGCTTGGGTGTTTCAAAGGAACAATTAATCGCTATTTATCAATATGCCACTCGGGATAAGCTACAACCATTGATTATAGATATGGAGGCAGAACCTTTCCAACGATTCAGAAAAGGATTTTTAGAAATAATAGATGTTGGCCAACTAACAAATGTAGTATAAGTTTTTTAATTTTATTAATGTAGTTTAAACTAACAAAATTAAAATAAGAATATATATAAATGAATATTGAAATTTATAATGATGATTGTATGAATATATTAGATACATTAAATCACGAAATAGATTTAGTAATTTTAGACCTGCCATACGGTCAAACGAACTGTAATTGGGATAAAAAAATAGATTTAAATTTATTATGGACTAAATTAAAAAAAATTAGCAAACCAAATACCGCATACATTTTTTTTACAACAACAAGATTTGGGATTGAATTGATACAAAGTAATCCACAATGGTTTAGATATGACATAGTATGGCATAAGCCGAATTCAGGAGCAGGATTTTTAAATGCAAAAAAGATGCCTCTACGCAGTCATGAAATGATTTATGTATTCTATAATAAATTACCAACCTATAATGTTAGTTTATATCATACTAACAAAGTTACAACAAAAACATTGCCATGTCAATCAAAAATATACTCAGGTAAAAAATATAGTATAAATACTTGTTATGAACCAAGATTACCTCGTAGTGTTTTAGAATATGGAGTAACTAACAAATCGAAAAAAGGTAGTCATAGTACCGAAAAACCAATCGAATTATTAAAATGGTTAATAAAATATTATTCAAATGAAAATGATATTATATTAGACCCAACAATGGGTTCGGGTTCAACTGGCGTCGCTTGTATGGCTCTAAACCGATATTTTATTGGAATAGAATTAAATAAAGAAATATATGATACAGCGTGTGATAGATTAAAACCTTAATTTGAATTGACAGAATTTATATAATTCATATGTTTGTTAGTAGCAAAGTGTCGTGATTGATGGTTGTATGTATATTTTGAACCACAGTCGCACATATATGTTGCATTTCTAATCGTTTTATGCGTGTCGCGATATTCTTTATTTTTTAATTTAATTGCATCTTTGTTTTCCTCTTTATATTGTTTCTGTTGTGCTAAAATAGCTGTTTTATTGATTTCATAATAAGTTTTTAAATCCGCCTCCATATATATATAAAATTATTATTTGTCTTTAATTTGTTTTAATATTAATATTAATTCCAAAATATACTAATGCACTAAATGCTAATAAATAAAAAAAATAATTTGCATCATCATCATCATAACAAAAATCAGCTCCTCTTAAATTATAGTTCATATATTATATTATAATATGTCTTTATTATAATTCTAAACTAACAAATTTATCTTTTAAAATATTCTTTAATAATTATTTCTTGTTTTTGCTTTCAATAAACAAACACCAGCCTGTGGGTTACAATAACAATTATAACATTTCTTTTTCCATAGTGGCTCATTTTTCAAAATAGATAAAACACCACATTCTGCACATTTACGATGAGTTGTATTCTTTTCCAAACATTGTGAAACCATTTTTAATTATTTTATCTGACTCAAAAAAATTGAATTTTAAATAGAAAAAAAAATTGAAATTTGTTTCATTGATATAAAAAACTATAACTAACTTTAAAACCAAAGATAAAATGACTATTAGTTATATTGAATGGAGAACAAGAGAGGTTAAAAAATCAACAGATTATATAGCAAAGATTGTGAAACAGTATGAATTATTGGGGATAAATTCAAATGTATTATTAATTGCATTACAAGCGACAATTGAAAATCTTTATTCTAAAGAGACTTTAATATGGTTTTTACAGAATCAAGATAAAATAGAAAATGAATAATTGGCGTAAAATTCGTAAAAAAATAATTGGCGTAAAATTCGTAAAAAATAAAAACGATTCTATAAACTTTAGGAAATTTATTAATCAAAAATTAATCAATTAATTAATTTATATTTAAAAAGTTTTTTTCTATATTTATAATATAAAATGCCGGAATATATCTGCCATCTCTGCGACTATAAAACTACTCGAAAAAGTAGTTATAACGAACACTTAAAAAGCTCAAAACACTTATCTAAATGTGCTGAAAATTGCATAACAGAGGATTGTTCAAGTGTTAGTACCATTCAATCATTAGAATATTCTGTTGATATGAAATTAAAAGAAATGGAAAATCAAATGCAAATGCAACTAAAAATAAAAGAAATGGAAATGCAAATGAAATTAAAAGAAATGGAAATGGAAATGAAATTTAAGGAACAACAAATGCAAATGCAAATGATGCAACTGCAAATGCAATTAGGAACAAATGTTATAGAATCAAAAAAAGATAAAGTAAAACCAGTCTTAGAAAAAAAAGAAACAACATTGGATATTCTAAACAATAGAAAAAATGCAATGACAATAGAATATTTCCAAGAACATTGTCTTAATGATGAGGATATAAACCCATGTATTCAAAGTGTTTCCATAAAAAATAATGATTTTTTATTTCCAAAATACATATCATATAATGATTATAGCAATTATATTCCTGTTGATGTAATTTGCAAAACTTTGCAAAATATACCAGCAGATGAAAGACCCATTTATTGCACTGATGAAAAAAGAAAACAATTTTACATCAAAACTAACAACGGTTGGTTAAAAGCCTCAGACAAAGAATTAAACACCATTATTGAGGAGCTTTATTGGAAAGGATACAGAGTAATTAATAATGCAATTTCAAATTTAATAATTCAAAATGGAAAACATAAAAATACAAATATATATCAGCTAGTTTACCAAACAAGTAATTATGACGATAAAGCCCAAGTAGGTGTATTTAGAATATTGAAAGAATTATACCCTGAAAAAAAAGATAGACGAACACACTATAATAAATTAAAAACAAAATTGAGTGAAATGACTAATACATGTTATGAAATTAATGAAACAGATAAAATAAAGGCAGATGATGAATCTGAAATTGAATACGACAATGAACAAGATGAGGAATGCAATTAATTATATACCGTATGTATACCGTTGTAAATACTACCGTAGGAATACGGTATATCTAATTCTCGTCATCATCGTCATCGCTACAATCATCAAAAGTATCATTAACCTTATAATCAGGTTCTTTTGTTCTACATATAGGACATTGATTTTTTTTTAATTTATCCCAACATTCAATGCATAAACAATGACCACAAGTAGTAGTTTGACATATCATTTTATCCAAACATACACAACATTGTTCGTCATTTTTAAATTCATCAAATATATTTCTCTCATTAATATATTTAATGTCACTATCATCATAGAATTCATTAGTATATTTATTAAATTTTAAATTACGGATTATAACTTTTATCATATTAATAAGTGTATCAATATATTCTACATTGAATTCTGATATATCATTAAGACTACTTAAGTTTTTATTATATAATCTAATAAAATTACCACCCTCATCTGTGATCATAGAATGTCGTATAATTAAATAACTATGAAATTTACTATGTGGATTTTCAGGATAATAACTAATATCTATATACACATCAACTTTAATGTTACATATTTTTTTTATACTTTTGATAATATAAGTTGCATTTTTATAAAATTTATTATTTTCTGTATTTAATTCATTATGTATGTAATTAAATAACTTAACATTGAAATTCATTTCGCTTGACATTTTATAGTACTCAATATGCAGATTATTATTATCTATCAAATAATTTCAATTTTTTTTTTTAATTTTAATTCAATTTTTTTATTGTAAATAGAAAGCTAAATTTGGTAAAATAGCTACTAAATTTAGTAAAATAGCTGGTAAATTTGGTAAAAATAGGAACTCAATTAAGACTAAACCTGAAATATTAAGATAATTAAGATAAGATAATTCATATAAGATAACCGCAAAATGCCGACAATTGGGTTTTAGAGTTGCAGAATATGGTTTGCAGATTTTTGCAGATTTGCAGATTTTGGTTGCAGATTTTGCAGATTTTGGTTGCAAAAAATATTCAAGGGTTTATACTTTTTTTTAGAATCTTAAAAATTTAAGATATTATTTCTTATTTTATTTAGGAAATTAAGAAAAGATAAGATAAAATGACTGAATTATTATAAGATAGTGAGAAAAAAAAAAAAAGTCAAAAGTGTTTTTGGTTTTGAAAAAAGGACATTTTTTGAAATGCAGAATCTGCAAAATGTCCTTTTTTTATATAGGAGACCCTTTTGTTGTAAAAAATAATTTTGGGGTTATCTTATAAGAAATCTTATCTTAATATTTATCTTTAGGAAAATAACTTAAAAATATTTTCTTAACCTATATTATAAAATGGAGATTCATTTTCCAAAATATGAGAATGGTGTAAAATGGTGGAATCCTGAGGACAAAGGATGTTTTATTAAAGAGATAGACTATGCATTCAAAATTACAACACAAGATGAATTTTATGATGAAATATTAAAAAATATTAATGATATTACTGAATTAGTAAAAATATATACTCAAGTTCAAGAGCAAAAGGCATTTGATATTTTTAAAGAAAGATTTAAACTTTTACAAAAAGATATTAAATCTTTAACTAAAGATATGCCAATTCATATAAAAGAAAATTATGAAAGCAAAGTAGAGCCATTAGTTGAATTAGTAAAACAAAATATTATTACCATAAAAAAATTTTTATATGAAAATATTGACAATAATAGAAACTCCACTTACGGAGGAACAAAAAATACAAAAGAAAAAGGAGGCAAGACAAAATGCAAATAAGAAATATTATTTAAAACAAAAAGAATTAATAAAAACAGATGAATTAACAGAGGAACAAAAAATACAAAAGAAAAAGGAGGCAAAAAAAATCGCAAATAAGAAATATTACTTAAAAAATAAAGATAAGATAAATTAAGATAAGATAATTCTTATAAGACAACCACGAGAATGAACAATGACAAAACTGTAAAATTTAATATTTATCTATTTCATAAATATGAAATGTTGTTTATGCAAGAAAGAATTAAAAGTTAAAAATCCAACTGTCAGCACAGCAGATATAACAGTGTGTCATGTAATTTGTCTGCAAAAAGCAAGACAACGGAGACTATTGAATTTGGAATGGTTTTTTTTTAATGAACTAACAAATTTTTAATTAATTATAAATTAAGGAAATTTTTTATCTAAACTTAATTATATAATAATGGAAATAAAACCGATTGAGGTCTCCAGTGAACAAGAATTACAAGCTCTAAAAGCAAAGGCATTAAAATGTAAGGTGATTTTGTTAGATCAATGGGAGAAACACCCTCTAACAAATCCAAGCACATTTAACAAAAGACAAAAGGATAGATTTTTACGAGAACTAACAACAATGATGATGTATATGACAGAGGAGGAAATGGACAAAGAATTCAATTCAATTGTCTCTGATAATGTATTTGCATCAGGCAATGATATAAGCAATTATCCAGTAGTACAGTCATCGTTTCCTGACCATTCAGTATTATATGTAGGAGATAAGACGGAATAAATTTGACGGAATTTACGGGAAATATAAATTTGACGGAATTTACGGGAAATATAATTTGACGGAATATTCTTGGAAATTTCTTTTGCATAAATTATTTTTATATTATCTATTAATATAATAATATGAGTGGACAACCATATAAGAACCCTCTTGATGTAGCCAAGTTTAGGAACGAGTATTTAGCCAACCTTGCTTTAGAGATTAAAAACAATGACTTGAACTTACAAGCCAATAAAATTTATGTTAGAACTGGAGCGCCAAGTCAGCCAACGGACACACGAACTACGAGTGAGAAATTAGCCGATTTATATAGATTGAGAATTGAAATCCGTAGCAAATTAGCAGAAATAATGAGCGGAGACAATGCCCAAAAAGTTGCAGATGGATTAGATGATAATGAGGCACGATTTTTAGCACAGCAAATAGATACTATTATTGCTGATTTAAAACCAAAATATGCATTGGGAGTTCCTGCAGATGTATTTAATCCGTATTTTCAGAAATATATGGCAAAATACTTGCAAACACAAGGAGTTGATTATGGATTACAACAAGAAACAGGACAACAACTTTTAGCGAATCAGCAAACCATAATGAATACTATTATTTCAGCACAAGATGTTCGAGATATTAGGGATAGTTTAGCACGATTAGGAGTTGAAAACACTGTTTTAGGAAAGAAAATAGATGACAATCTAAAAGAAACATTAGATGCAATTGACACCTCTATTGAGGCGTTTAGGCTTATTGCTGAAACTAACAATCCAATATTGAAAGATGAGATTTTACAAGAGGTAAATTTGTTAGTTAATGAATTGCCTACTCGTAATGAAATCCAAGTGTTAGTGGATAGATTGCGAATAGCTCAGGAAAAAGGTGATGAAACAGTAATTGTCTCTATATTAAAACGATTAGATGAACTAACAAGCTATGATGAAAGCATGAAACCAATAATGGAACAATTAAGAACACCTAAAAAAGCACCTTCAAAAATGCCGAGAACACCATCAACTGGAGGTAAAAAAGCATGGGACCCATCTATGCGAATTGAAAGTTATGAGGATTTTGATAGTTTAAGCTCAACAGGAAAGAGGAAATTTCTTAAGTCAAGAGTAGATGCAGGTGAATTGCAAGTACCAAAAAAAAGAATAGAGACGGCTGGTTCTAAAGAATTAACGCCAATATTTACAGCTTGGTTTGAGAGTAAGCCAAGTGGAACTGAAGAATTACCCGTTGTTGCTGAAGGAAAAGGACTCAAAAAAGTAAGAAAAATGTTAGGCAAGGGTTTATCATCTAAAGTAGATTATAGTGCCGGTATTAGTGCTGAACCTGATTATGTCCCATTTGGAAAGTTTTTGATTAATCGCAAAAAACTGGTTGATGGTATAATAATGATTAAACGCCATGGAGGCCAATTTATGGGAGATATGAAAACCCGTCGTGTTAGTCCAAATCTCACAGTTGTTTTTAAAAAAATAGCAGGTGGTGCATTGCCGTCTTTTTCAGAACTTGAAAAGCTGGACGATGACGAACGCGAATATCTCAAATTTGTTAGTAATAAGTCTAATTTAAGTTCAAAATTAGATGTACCAACGCCAAAGAAAGATAAAAATGAACAGTTAATAAATCAGTTTGAAATAATGCGTGGCCAAATGATTGCTGGTAACGACTCTAAAGATTTATTTAGAAAATTTAAACAGATTTTAGTAGAAATGTTGGAACGAGACCTAATACCCAAGGGACAGGCAAAAGATATTTTACTTGAGATGAGTAAACGAGAAATTTAATTTATCATATTATTATAATATTATAAATGGATGGAATTATACACAATATGACTAACAAAGATATTGAAGAAAAAATAGAGGAATATTTGCCTATAAGAAAAAATAAAATATATAACGCTGATTGCTTAGAATATTTATCTAAATTAGAAGATAAGGTTATCGATACTATAATATTAGATCCACCGTATTACATGGTTGTAAAAGAAAGTTGGGATAATAAATGGCATAATTTTGAAGACTATTTAAAATGGATGGAAGATATTATAACATCAATAGAAAGAGTAGCAAAATATTCTTGTTCTTTATGGATTTTTGGATTTCCATATCAATTAAGTTATATTATACCTATTTGTGAAAAATATGGATTTGCTTATAGACAACATATTACAATAAATAAAGGTATGAGAAGTGTTGCTGGTAGAACAAGCAATAAATTAAAAATGTTTCCAGTAGCAACTGAATATCTTGTATATTTTCATAAAGAATCAAGACATTTGATAAGAGATATTTTAAGAAAAAAACAAAAGGAAACAAAAAAAACTTCACAGGAAATTAATACATATTTAGGAAAAGCAATAAATGGAGGCGGAACTTGGTCTTCTATTGCAGGAGAAAAAAAAAAAAACTTACAATATCCTACAAGAGAAGATTGGAATAAATTAGATGAATTATTTGGAGGAATAACTGAAAAGTATGACGATTATGTTTATAAATTTAATGTTATACAAGGTCTGACTGATGTATGGGATGACATAAATTTTTATGACAAAACATATAAAAAAACACATCCTACTCAAAAACCATATAGTTTAATTGAACGACTTATTAATTGTTCAACAGATAAAAATGACAATATATTAGATATATTTATGGGCAGTGGTATGTCTGCTTTAGTATGTAGAAATACTGAAAGAAATTTTTATGGATGTGAATTAGATACTAAATATTTTAATGAAAATTTATTAAAATAAATTTTATAATCTTGTTACTTTTAATTAATTTATCATATTATTATATTATTATAAATGGCTGGATTTCATACGAAAACATTTACAAAACACGACTGCTATATGACACCAAAATATGCTTGGGAAAATATACAGCAATATATTCCAAAGTGCAAAATATGGGAGGCATTTTATGGCGACGGAAATTCAGGAAAATATTTAGAGGAATTAGGTTTTGATGTAATACACGAGCCAATTGATTTCTTTGAGGAACAACCTGATAATTATGACGCTATTGTTAGTAATCCACCTTTTAGTAAAGTAAAAGAAATTTTGCAACGATTGTTAATAATAGATAAACCATTTATCCTAATAATGCCAAGTTCAAAAATAAATACGAGTTATTTTAGACAATGGAAAAATAAAATGCAAATAATTATACCACCAAAACGAATTAATTTCATAAAATTAGTTGATGGAAAAATACCTGATAATCAAAAAAGCGCATGTAATTTTGATTGTTTCTATTATTGTTATAAAATCAATTTGCCAAATGATATTGTTTGGCTTGAAAATTAAATTATTTTGTTATATTATAGTATAATGAGTGGAAACTTTAATTTTAAGGTCGCAAACCCTTATATGTCCAATAACATACCCCAAATGAGGTCTGAGGAATTTCAGGTCCCATTTTTTTTCGGTGGCTCTCAAGTGCCAAATGAACTTATGTTAAAACCAAATACCTTTAGTGGCTCAGGTCTGCATAATTATTTAGACGGACAGAAAATTAAGACATCTAAAAAGAAATTAATAATGCCCTATATGCATAGATAAAACATATTGTAAAATTACTTAAAGATATGGCATTTATATATAATGATGGAAGAAATTTGGAAAATATGTCCTTTGCATGAAAATTATGAGTGTTCTAATACTGGTAAAATACGAAACAAAAAAACTTTACGAGAATTAAAATATTGGATTTCTAATGGATATTTTTATTGTCGTTTAGGAGCAAAAATAAAAAATTTAGTTCATAGGATTATTGGATATACATTTTTAGATTTAACAGATAATTTGCAAATAGATCATATTGATAGAAATAGACAAAATAATAATTTAGAAAATTTACGAGTAGTTACAAGTTTCCAAAATCAAACTAATAAAAATACTAAAAATTATAGAGTTAAAAATGTATTTGGATATATTTATTATGAAGTTAATATGACAATAAAACAAAATGAACCAAGATTTATACAAATATATAAAACAAAAGAAGAAGCAATAAATAAAGTTATTGAATTAAAAAAAATATATAGAACAATAGCATAAGTTTTAATTTATTAAGACGATAATTTTATATTATTTTTTATCTATAATAATATATAATGGTTAAAACACTTGTCTTAAATCAAAGCAATATTGTTCAAGATGGACAAAATAACAAATTCGTTTATAGATTTCCAAATTCAGTGCAGTTTAAGGATAATTATTTGGCGTTTGCATCTTGCTCTATATATTACAGCTGGTTCAATATAACATCTACCTATCAAAATAATTCTTTCCGTTATAATTGGATTAACGGAGCAGGAGTAGCCACTACATATACAGTGTCAATTCCTGATGGATTATATGAAATAGCTACATTGAATCAATTTCTACAATATACGATGATTCAAAATGGACATTATTTAGTAAATAGTTCAGGAGAAAATATCTATTATGCTGAATTTATAATAAATCCCGCTCGTTATGCAGTGCAAATAAATACATACTTATTTCCAACATCATTGCCAGTGGGTTGGACTAATCCTGCAGCCGTTCCTTTTCCGCCACAGAGTTTTAATCCTATTGTTACAATCCCAGCAAAATTTAACATAATTGTTGGATACACTGCTGGTTTTGCTACGGCTCAAAATTTAAACAACGCATTTGTTCCTCCTACAAGCCAATATGTAAGCAAATTGGCAAATGGTACAATATCATATATTTCTACGGTCGCTCCAAATGTCCAGCCGAATTCATCGCTGTTATTTTCATTGTCTAATATTGATAATGCATACGCCCAACCATCAAGTATTCTTTATACATTAGTGCCAAGTGTAGCAGTAGGGGAACTTATTTCAGAAAAGCCACCTGCCTTTATATGGACTAAATTGATAAATGGAACTTACAATGAATTAAGACTAACAATTTTAGGAACTGATTTAAACCCTATTACGATTAATGACCCAGCGATTACAATTGTTTTATGTATACGAGATGCGAATGAACAGGCAGCATAATAATGGTTAATATAGAGAACACATTATTTTAGCCAATTAATAATCTTGCTAAAATACATAGACATGAACTTTACGAATGATATAACGGAACAATCTTTAACAAGAATGTATGATGATTTACAAAAAGAACAATCACGCCTAACAAATGATTTAAAAACTGGTTCTGATGTAGTTAAGGAAAAAGATATAATGAAACAAATATCAATTATAAATTCTTTAATAATGAATATTTTAAAATTAAGGAATTTGAGGAAACGAATATCAAATATTGAATGATTAGACCAAGCTTAAAATATAATATTATGTTAGTATAATAATGGTTAGGATAACCTCAGTTTATGTTCCAGGCAGACGAATTTCAAGAATGCAAGGCAAGGGTGGGTCTGTTTTACTAAATCAAGGTGGAGCAGGTGCTGGTAGTTCTTATGATTCAGTTGATGAATATATAGCAACAACTGGCAGAAACCCAATGTCGGGTAGTGGAGCTTTAAGCAAAAAATTGGAGAGTTTAAGTTTAGCAGTTAAGCCCCAAAAAAATAAAATCAAAAATATTAAATTTAACCTATAAGACTTAATCAAAAAATATTTTTAGCTAATTCAATAATTTAGAATTAGCCAAAATTTTTATCTCATTAATAATTATAATATGTCTGATAAATTAGTATTTGACTTATCTCAGGAAGTAGAAGGCTCAGCCTCCATTTTTGTTAAGAAAGATTGGATTAATATTTTGGACAACCAAAATGGAAACTACAATAGCAACCAATCGGTCATCGATACATCACAGCTCAGTAACTCGAATAAGTACATGTCCTACAGGGAGGGGTACTTGGCCATCCCAATGCTTTTATCTTTAGCAACAACCACATTGGCAACGGCTGCTGGATTTGCACCTGCAACTGCGGCCACAAGTGCTGATTATGCTATTGGTCTTAAGTCTTGGTTCGGTCAGATAATTCATTCATTTACTTTAGATATGAACGGAACTACTGGACTTGTTGTTTAGGTAGTAAATGTCTTACCAAAAGTAAGGCAAGTCGTCAAATGACGGCAACACCTCCAAATTGACGGGAAACTCTTGAAGGCATACAATACTAAACTATTTAGGAAACTCTATAGTGGCGATTGCTAATCACAATCGGTATAGTAAAAACTTGTATGTTATAAGACAATCCGCAGGAAAGTCCCTAACCTCGCTATGATAAGAGTATGGGAAATCTTCAACGACTAAATGCTGGTGCGATGGAGCAATCTAATCAATTGCTATGAAATAGTCTAAACCCACTCGTGAGAGTGCTTATCCCATTTAAAAAGATAAGAATGTTTGTAAGAGGAAATGCTTACAAGTAATACATTGGTATAATTGATAATTCAACAAACACCATTTGTCAATATGTGGAACTCTTTTAAATTGATGACCTCTCTTTCTTGGGGTGATGTTATGACTCAAGGTGCATCTATGGGTTTTTATCCTGATGACCCTCTTTCTTGGTCTTATCAGGCAGCCGTCAGTGCCACTGGTTGCGGTGTGTGTAATAACACGAATGCATCTGCAAATGCTTTAGGCAGTGTTGTAACTGGAGCTTTTAATAGATACAAGTCTGAAAATGGTAATCGTGGTTTGGTCTCAAGACAGCAATATATCAATTACGACCCATCAGGTGATAGCGGTTCAGGAACTTATGGTGCTGATATTTTACCCGCATCATCTTGCAACCTTTTATGGAAATCCTATATTAGCACAAGAGTTAATGGTGTTAATGCTTCTACTCAGGGTGTTTTCCAAATTTCTATTATGGGTTTTGTCCAGTTGAAACATATTCATTCGTTTTTTAACTTTATTCCTCTCTTAAAAGGAACTTTTATGAAAATGACTCTTAACTTGAATAACACTACAGTTGCTTTCACATCTGCGGCTGCTGGAGGTAATTTAACTCTTGACAGCGTGTCTAACGCAGTTGGAGGTGTTTGTCCTATAATGATTTCATCTGCTTTAGCCACACAGGGAGGTGCGGCTGCTTTTGGTGCGGCCTCATACAGAGCCAATATTTCTGTTGGTGCTGTTTGCCTTGATTCACAACTTGCCTCTACCGCTGGTGTGGCTCAGTCTCAGTTGGCTCGTAGCATATACTTGTATGTTCCTGCATATACTTTTAACCCTGTTTTTGAGTCAGCCTACTTGTCCTCTCCTATTAAGCAAATTAAATACACTGACATTTACCAATATCAGATTACCAATGTTCCTGCTTTAACAGGTCAGGTCAATAGTCTTTTGACCAACGGTATTGCCAATATTAAGAGCGTATTAGTCCTCCCATTTTATGCGGCCTCCTCAAATAACATTATAGGTGCGGCTGCCTCTCCTCTCCCTGCCTATCAGTCTCCTTATGACCCAGCTGGAACTGGTGCAACATCGCCTCTTTGTTTGCTTACTAACTTTAATGTAGTAGTTTCAGGTCAGAATATGATTTACAACACTCAAAGATATTCCTGGGAACAGTACCTCAATCAGTTGTATGGTGTCAATTCTGTTGATGGTGGAATGGTTGATGGCCTCTCCAGTGGTTTAGTAGATCAGCTTGGATTTGAAATGGAATATTGCTATTACTATGTTGATGTTTCCAGAATGTTGCCAGTTGAGGAATCTGTGCCAAAATCAATCCAAATTATTGGTCAAAATACCTCTGCTCGTCCAGTAGATCTATGGTGTTTCGTGGAATACGGTGTTAGTGTGTCGGTGGATGTATTATCAGGAGCCCGTGTTTAAATATTTGAGAGCATATATCGTAATAGAAAATATGTTTTATAATTAATACTAAAAAATACATTAATTCAGTATTAATAATTTGCTATTATCTTTTTTTGTTAGTATAAACTATATGGAGGAACATAAATCCGTAAAAGTTCATGTATCGCCCAAACAATTGTCTCGTCTAAGAAACGGACATAAAGTTAGAGTCAAAAAGCCAATGGAAGGCCAAGGTGTAGCGGTAATCGTTGACCCTATGAATTACTCTTTACTAACAAAAACCTTTAGCAGAAACAAGGGTATGGAATTAGCCCTATCACCTCAAGAAATTGCAATGAATAAAGGTGCGGCGGCTCAGATGGAGGGACAAGGCATTTTTGGAAAGCGATTTGACCGTGCATTTGGCAGAATAGTTGGAAAACGAGCAAGAAAGCAAATATATGATGTTGCAAGAGATTATTTACCATTGGCTCAGGCAGCATTAACGGGAGGAATTGCAACTGCAGGAACAGCTTTAGGTGTAGCTCAGCCTGAATTAATCCCATTTATTGCCCCTGCAATTGCTGGTCTATCCACTATTGGTTCAGATTATTTAGCAAATCCATCTGCTTATCAATCAAATGCAGGAGGTTCAAAGGCAAAATTAGCATCAAACCTTGCAGGACGCTATGTTCAAGACCAAGCACTTGGTTCTTTAAATGCTCAATTGGGAACTAATATGGGTAATTTAAGCAGAGCCTCAATTGCAAACGCTCTTTCAGATAAGGCAATGGCGGAATTAAATGCAAGATCAGTAGCTGAAAAACAAAGAGAATCTGTTTCTGCTTATGAAAGAGCATTAGCAGGGCAAGGATTATATGCAGGTCAAAGTTCAGGCAGAGGTGTTAGTAAAAGTGCGGCTATTGTTGGCCTCAATGGTGGTTTAGTAAGACACTCACCACAAGCATTAAGGTCTCAACCATTAGGTGCTAATTTTCAATTTTCTAAAACATTGCCTCCAGCTTATCAAAGATTTTCGGGTTCAGGATTAATGTTGTAATATAATTTTAATTTATAATTAATTAAGAAATTTTTTATCTAAATTAATTATAAATGAGTTTGACAGATAGACAAATTAGAGAACTTTGCCAAAAGATGAAAATACCACTTGCAACAAAAAAGGGAATCATATTTAAAAATGAAATCCCATGCAATTTAGAATATAATAAAGCATACTTTATTAATTTAGAGGACGAATATAATGCTGAGGGTTTATTGAATAATGGCTCTCATTGGACTTGCTTTCAAATAGCAAAATATCCAAGTGGTAAGGTTGCACCCATATACTTTGATGCATACGGTATGCCACCTCCGGAAATTGTAAAAGAAAAGATAATGAAATTCTGTAAACAAAAAGTTCCATTCAATACAAAGGATATTCAAAGCTTAATGGCAAATGCATGTGGCTGGTATTGCTGTGCCTATTTGCATTATATTAATAATTTTAGTCATAGAACAGGGGATATCTATTTAGACACAGAACAATTTTTGGAGTATTTTGAGGATTTAAATAAATCAACTAACTTTTTGAAAAATGAATATGTTTTAAAACATTTTTTCCAAAGTGAGGACCCAAAATTAAGAAAAGAAATTACAACCATAGCTGATACAGATTCAATTACCGAGGATACAAATGGAGGCATAGATGCTTTTAAAATACAGATGAATGTATAACCAAAGGAATTTGCCAATAAAAAGTATTTGATATATATATATAGAATGAATATTAATCAATTACCTGAAATAAACCCTGAAGAATTTTCAGAATTATATTGTATGCTTAATCAAATAACAATACCATTAAAAAATTCAACCAACAGCAGGAGACAATTTGGTAAGCATAGGTCTACCACATTTGGTTTTACAAGAGGAAGATTTAATGGTAAGTATCAACTAAGCCAATCATCTATTAAATATCCAAGTATTTATAAAGAACTAAAACGAATTGGAGATTTAATTTGTCCTTTTGCTTATACATCAATGCATTTAAATAATAATGTTATTTGTCCTAAGCATAAAGATTGCAATAATGTAGGCGATAGTTTGTTAGTTTCATTTGGCGATTATAATGGTTGTAATATAGTTGTAGATGGAACAGAATATGATACTAATTGTAAACCAATTGTTTTTGATGGTAAATTATTAGAACATTATAATACTAATGATTTGATAGGAAATAAATATTCTCTAATATATTATAATGCACATAATAATACCTTCTTACAATAGAGTTGATGTTTTGAGGACAATGACATATAAAAATTTAATAGAAGCAGGTATAAAAGAAAATGAAATCAATATATTTGTTGCAAATCAAGAACAATATGATTTATATAGAGCCACTTTTAATATGTGTAATATAATTATAGGTGTAAAAGGTATAGAAAATATAAGGAATTTTATACAAGATTATTATAATAATGGCGATATATTAGTTAGTTTTGATGATGATTTAAAATCATTTGTATTTAAAGAAGATTCAAATTTAAAAAAAGAATTAAATAAGATGGAAGAATGTTTAAATAATTCTAATTGTTCTATTATAGGGGTAAATCCAACAGGAAATAAATTTTATATGAGACCAAACAAAGAAGGACAATATATAAAAACAGGTTTGTATTTTTGCGTTGGCTGTTGTTTTATGTGGAAGAATGATAAAAGTATTAAAGTAAGTGGATTTTTAGATGATTATGAAAGAACATTATATAATTATGAAAAATATAAAAATGTCATGCGTAATGACAATTTAAGTTTTAAAACAAAATACTATGCAAAAGGAGGTATAGGAAAGAGAAGTTTAGAAAATTATACATCAGAGGTAAATAGAATAAATAAATTATTTAGTAATATTACGAGCATAAAAATAAAAAGTAATAAAGCTAATTTAGAGAATTTTGGTGTTAAAAATATACCGCATTTGCTTGTAAGAAAAAAAAAATTAATAATATAAGACATTCATAATTTGATTTAAAAAAATCTTAATATATAATATAATGCCATTGAATAATTTATTGTCTAATTATTTTTATCAATATTTTAAGTCTGAACAATCGGTTCAATTACAAGCAGATTTAAAACAATCAAAATTTAAAAAGCCTGATTCTTATAAAAGTTTGAATGCAAGTTCAGTTCAAATATATACTAACAAAACGGCTTAAAAGTATATCTATAAATATATTTAAAAATGGAAAATGAAATTTTCAAATATATAATTGCAAATCAGTCGAAATGGCAAGAAATGTATATAGAACAAAAAAGACAAGAACATGAAAAAAAACGACTGGATTATATGAAAGAATATAATAAAACATATGTTAGACCAAGCAAGGCTAAAAAAGATAAATCATATTATATTTTAGGTTAATTACTTTAGCTTTATATAAGTATCAGCCATATTTTTAGAACTACCCATCGCAGTCATATCAGCAGCCAACTTTTTTGACTCTTCACTGGTCTTAGCATATTTATCACTTAAATATGTGTGTCTCATTTGGTTAACCGAGATTTTCTTTCCAAATATTTTATTCATTCGTTGATTCAATTTCACTGATGATAATTGATTCATGTTTTGGTCAAATAATAAATACTCCGTTGGATTAACCTTAATCCATTTTGTTAGTATACTCTTAAGTTCCTTAGGCATATCTAAAGTTTGTTGTCCATAAGTCTTTGCAGTCTTGTATGAATTGAACACCATTTTATTTTTATCTAAAAAATTGTCTTTGGATTTATCTACACCTTTAATTTTGAAATCAACAAAATCCTTAGACCGTCTTGGTGGTACATACATTCCTCCTAAAAGAGACATTATAACATAATTCTGTATTTGTTGTAAATCAGATGGCGTAAGAGATTTCTTTTTATAAAGTGCATCAGCATTTGTTTTTAATTCTAAATATATTTCTTGTATGCCATCGCCTGTAATCCAGTTTTCTTTTTGAGTATCGGTTTTAGTCTGTGTCTCAACTGTTTTATTGTAATCGCGAACATCGTCCATCATCAAGTCTCTATAAGGTTTTTCATTTGTAATAACGACTAATGCACTTAATATCGTCTTTCTTTTATTGGGTGGCATATCTTTTAGATGCTCTAACACTTGAGATGTCTTTTCAAATTTATTTAAATTATATTCAGTGTCGTCAAAAACTTTCTTGTATAAGTTTTTCAATATAGATGCATAAGTATTAACCGATGATTTACTTAAAGTAGGTCTCTTTTCAGAAATAAAATCTTTTATTTTTTCCATTATATAATATTAAACAGAAAATATTTCTTAATATTTAATTATAATCTAATATTT